GGCATTGCCTATGCTCCCATCAGTAAGAACGGATTAAATGCGTCTGTCCCGGTCGGACCAGTCGCGCCTGTAACACCTGTTAAACCTGTTGCACCGGTAGCTCCCGTAAGACCGGTAAGACCAGTTGCCCCGGTTGCTCCCGTAAGTCCGGTCGCGCCCGTTGCTCCTGTTAAGCCAGTCATACCAGTTACACCGGTAGCTCCCGTTAAACCAGTTAGTCCTGTCGCACCAGTTACACCGGTAGCTCCTGTATTTCCCGTAGGACCATCGTTTGCACTTGCAGCCTCTACCCAATAGCTATCGTAGTAGATGTAGACGTTTCCTGACGCAGAGTCATACCACGCATCACCTACAGAAGGAGATGCCGGAGGCGTCGATGTTACGGTTGAGAATGTGCCTTGGGCGCCTGTAACGCCGGTTAGGCCGGTTGCACCAGTTAAGCCTGTTGCGCCAGTTGAACCAGTTGCGCCGGTTAATCCAGTAAGCCCTGTTTCACCTTGTGCACCAGTCATACCGGTTAGACCGGTTGCACCAGTCATGCCCGTTAAACCGGTTGCGCCCGTTAAACCCGTTGCACCGGTCGAGCCAGTATTACCAGTAGGACCATCATTTGCACTTGCAGCCTCTACCCAATATCCATCATAGTAAACATAGATGTTTCCTGTTTCGGAGTTATACCATGCGTCTCCAACCTGCGGTGACGCGGGAGGGGTTGAGGCTGATACTGCAAAGTCCGCAGGTAGTTGCGCGGCCGGAACTTTTCCACTGATGTCTAGTGATGCTACTCCTGAGTTTGCACCCTTTTGTGTAGCGAGAATGTAATCACCAAGTGAAGTTGAAAGACCGTCTGAACGAACGATGTCTCCAGGAAGCTGCTCGTCAGGAACTACACCTGAGACGTTAAGTGTTGCTAAGCCTCCGGCGGTTCCTTCGTCAAGAGAAAGAATTCCTGTACCTGTATCATAGTTAATTGAGCCGCTTACGCCGACGACACCGCTAGGGCCTGTAGCTCCTGTTAAACCTGTTGCACCGGTAGCGCCCGTTAAACCGGTTGCGCCGGTAGCTCCCGTTAAGCCTGTCGCGCCCGTTAAACCTGTTGCACCGGTTAAGCCCGTTGCACCAGTTAAACCTGTAAGGCCTGTGTTTCCTTGGGCACCGACGTCACCTGTTCGCGCGAAGGTAATAAGAACGTCTTCACTGTTTGCCAGTGTTCCCGAGCCGGAGACATACGCACATGAAATTGTAAACCAACCGGTGTTATCAGTTAGCGAGTTAATCGCGTACAACGCAAAGATACCTGCGTCTGACTTCTTAGAGATCTTAAAGTGACCCTTGATAGTGCTCGTAGAGTCATCGATTGTGTTAAGGAACGATGACATGTCGATAGATGCATCGTCAAGTGAGTCGATGTACATCGCGCTTGCCGACGCAAGCGTCGCGTTATTAAATCTAACTGCGCCTGTGCCAGGATCTGCGTTTGTGGTCGTAGTGCTATAGGTATAGTCGAGTGTTACGCCGCCAAAGCTTCCCTGCGCGCCGGTGACGCCTGTCGCGCCCGTTGCGCCCGTTAAACCTGTCGCGCCCGTTAATCCAGTCGCACCGGTAAGACCCGTTGAACCTGTTAGTCCGGTTGCGCCTGTTAATCCAGTTAAGCCAGTCGCTCCTGTTTCACCGTTAGCGCCTGTATTTCCAACAGCGCCTGTCATACCTGTTAAGCCGGTAAGGCCAGTCGCTCCTGTGAGGCCTGTTGCACCCGTGTCACCGACTGCTCCAGTCATACCTGTTAAGCCGGTTAAACCAGTTACACCTGTCGCACCCGTTAATCCTGTAAGTCCAGTTGCGCCAGTATTTCCAGCAACACCTGTTGCGCCATCAACACCAGTTAAACCAGTTGCTCCCGTATTTCCGTTTGCACCAGTCTCGCCGACTGCGCCCGTCATACCCGTTAAACCGGTTGCGCCTGTTAAACCTGTTGCGCCCGTTGCTCCTGTTAAGCCGGTTAAGCCTGTAGCTCCGTTGTTTCCTTTAGCAGAGAGTAGATCCCAGCGGGCAGATGCACCCGGGATATGTGAGGCAACATCTCCGCTTGCGATAAACGTATTGCAAAAATATGCACTACCGTTGTATTGAACTACGTCACGGACGTTGTACTCGACAAAATCAAAGGCGGCTCGCCAGTTGATACCTGTAACGCCTGTTAAACCTGTAGCGCCAGTTAGACCAGTTGCGCCGGTTGGTCCCGTCGCACCAGTAGGCGCGAAATCACGAACAACCTTCCATACCGAGCCATCCCACCTCCAGGTGGTTGAGCCCGACGTAAATGTGTCATTTACGCTCGGCGCGTTAGGAAAATCAATAGGCATGTGACTCTCTCACTACTGCAATGGTATGGGCATACTATACTATAAGTCTCGAGTTTTATCTTAAAAACGAGCATAAAAAACTGCCCGCTCTTCCGGAGAAGAACGGGCAGTTTCCTTTAAGAAGGGGTTATGCGGAGAGGTCTCCGACGATTACCCATGTATCGGTCGCGCGCTTGATTAACGTTGCTGAAGACCACTGAGCGCGAAGCTTAGTGCCTGGAGTTCCGTTAAGTGTTACGCCCGCACCGCCGACAGTTACCTGTCCAGCACCTGTCTGCAATAGGTTGATCTGGTCGCCAACGTTAAACCCTGGTGTTCCTGAGTTTGTTGGGATGGTCAACGTAATCGCAGATGCGTTGCTAAGCTCTACGAGCTTGTTAACGTCTGAGGTTGCTAGTGTGTAGCTTGTGCCTGTTTGTGCGTTAAGTGTTAGGGTCAAAACTGCGTTTGATCCTGTAGCACCTGTTGCACCTGTAAGGCCTGTTGCACCAGTCAAGCCGGTTGCACCAGTTAAGCCGGTTGCACCTGTAAGGCCAGTTGCGCCTGTCGCACCAGCTGCGCCAGCGTCACCAGTACGTGCAAACGTAATGGTTGTTGACTCTGCTGCTGAGAACGATGTTGCACCTGATACGTAGGAAACAGCTACCTTGTAATAATCCGAGCTTGTGATGCTGTTGTTTGTAATTGTAAACAACGCAAAATCGTTCGAATTAGCGATATTTGTTACCTTCATGTGGCCCTTGATTGGGCTTGTTGAATCATCAATAGTTGTTAGGAAGCCTGAGATGTCTGATGCATCTGCGTCTTCCTTATTGATGTACATCAATGTTGCTGATGATAACGTCACGTTATTGAACTTGAAGTTACCTGCACCTGGATCTGAATCTGCGGTGTTTGTACCGAATGAGTACTTGAATGTTGCACCGCCGAAGTTACCCTGAGCACCTGTTGCACCAGTTACACCAGTTAGACCAGTGTTACCTGTAGGTCCGATGTTTCCGCCCACGGCCTCAACCCAGAATCCATCAAAGTATACAAATACTAGACCGGACGCGGAGTCAAACCAAGCATCTCCTGTTTGAGGAGAAGCTGGAGGTGTTGCATCTACTGTTGCGAATGTACCCTGAGCACCAGTTACACCAGTAAGACCGGTTGCACCAGTAAGACCAGTAGCACCCGTTAAACCAGTAGCGCCTGTAAGACCAGTTTCACCTTGCGCGCCAGTTACACCAGTTAGACCAGTAGCACCTGTTAAACCAGTTGCTCCAGTAAGACCAGTTTCGCCTTGAGCACCAGTTACACCAGTAAGACCAGTTGCGCCAGTTAAGCCTGTTGCACCAGTTAAGCCTGTTGCACCAGTAAGACCAGTAGCACCTGTAAGTCCGTCTGCACCAGTTACACCAGTTAAGCCAGTAGCGCCTGTTGCACCGGTTAGACCAGTAGCACCAGTGTTACCTTGAGCACCAGCATCACCTGTACGTGCAAAGGTAATGATAACATCAGCAGAGTTGCTGAATGATGTTACTGAACCTGAGACGTATGAAGATGCTACCTCAAAGTAGCCAGTTTCTTCTGTAACACCGCTGATTGTGAACAACGCGAATGTATTAGAATCTTCCTTTAGGGAAATACGGAAGTGGCCCTTGATTGTTGATGTTGAATCATCAATTGTGCGAAGCATTGCCTGAACGTCTGCTGTTGAATCATCAAGATCGTCGATAGATAATGTTGACGCAGATGTTAGGTTAGCGTTGTTAAACTTAAGCTTTCCAGATCCTGGATCTGAAATAGATGTGTTGGTGTCAAATGTGTAATCTAGGGTGATACCACCGAAGTTACCTTGAGCACCAGTAGCACCAGTAGCACCGGTTTCACCTTGTGCACCAGTCATACCAGTTAAGCCAGTAGCACCAGTTAAACCAGTTGCTCCTGTTAAACCTGTAGCACCAGTTAAGCCTGTTTCACCTTGTGCACCAGTCATACCAGTTAAGCCAGTCGCACCGGTAAGACCGGTTGCGCCTGTTAAACCTGTTAAACCTTGAGCACCTGTCATACCAGTTAAACCAGTTGCACCGGTTAAACCTGTCTCGCCTTGGGCGCCTGTGACGCCTGTATTTCCTTGTGCGCCTGTTTCACCGTTTGCACCAGTTACACCGGTAAGACCAGTAGCGCCGGTTAAACCGGTTGCTCCTGTATTACCGTTTGCACCTGTTACGCCGGTTGCTCCTGTTGCACCTGTAGGTGCAAAGTCACGAACTACCAGCCAAACAGTACCATTCCAGCGCCAAGTTGTCGAACCTGATGTAAACGTCTGATTTAAGGACGGTGCATTAGGAAAGTCAATGGCCATATTTGCTTTCTCATTTCACTCGAGTGTTGGGAACAGAGAGGTTCCCGAAGAGATATTCTATATTAGATAAATTAAATTGACTTAGCGGTAAAAGTAAGAATTTTTCACGCTAACCAATTATAAGTATTGTTCCAGCCATCGATGAGTGATACTGGCACACGTAGTACAAGGTATTTGGTGCGCCTGCAGCAACCGTAAAGGTAATTCCTCCTACAGCGGCGCCGTTATTGGTCAATCCTGTGCTATAGATGTTTCCAGAGCTATACGCACCTGACACGGTCTGTATCCAGAAAGGATGTCCTGAGGCATTTACGGTGAAAAAGTAGGTTTGGCCTCTTACCAACGTCAGGGTTGGGTTACTTGCACCGTCAATTGTGTAGGCGCTAGCTCCTGAGTTTGTTACCTGGAAGTTGTCAACTATCGAGACTCCGGTCACGCCTGTGGGGCCTTGCTCACCTAACGCACTGCTCGAAGCTTCCAGCCAAAAATTATCATAGTAGATAAAGAACGTGCCACTTGATGGATCAAACCACGCATCACCGGTTTCAGCTCCTGTTGGCGGAGTACCTTCGTTTGTTGAGAAGATAGCGTCTGCACCGGTTGGTCCGGTAGCACCTGTTAAACCAGTTGCGCCAGTTGCTCCTGTTAGACCAGTAGCACCCGTTAATCCTGTTGCTCCTGTTGCTCCAGTTAATCCCGTTAAACCTGTTGCACCAGTTAAGCCGTCTACTCCTGTTACTCCAGTTGAACCCGTGTTACCTTGAGAACCGGTAGCACCGGTTAGACCAGTTGCACCTGTTAGCCCAGTTAAACCTTGAGCACCAGTTGTACCTGTAGCTCCCGTTTCTCCTGTAGCACCAGTTACACCGGTATTTCCAGTAGCACCCGTTAATCCTGTTGCTCCAGTTGTGCCAGTTGCACCGGTAGCGCCAGTTAGACCAGTTGCACCAGTAGCACCAGTTGCTCCTGCACTTGTTGGGCTAAGAAGCTCTAACCAGTTGTGCTTGCTTATTACAGAGCCTACCGGAGATACGGAAGTTGGACCGGTGTTAGAAGCTTCCTTTGTGTATGTAAATGTAGTAGTAGTAGGTGTAGAGGCTACGGTGTATGTGCCGTTAAACGTTGCATCAACGCCGGACACAACAACTGTGTCTCCTGTTGTTATTCCATGCACGCTACCTGTAGTAATTGTAGCTGCGTTAGAGCTAATCTGTTTTGTTGTTACCTCTAGTGCGGTAGCCGCAAAAACAAACGTCTTACTGACGTCTGAGCGAATAGCGATGTCGCCAACTTCAACCGCAAGTTGAAGCATGGCAGTTTCAGTAGAAACCGCGTACGTATTAGTAATTGCAAGCCCAGGTAGCTGGGCAATCTTAATTTTTGCGTTAGCATCAAGCTCTGCTACACCAGATGACGCTCCCTTTTGAGTAAGCGGGATGTAGTCGCCAAGTGACCCTGTTACACCTGCGGTGATAGAATCAATCTGCTCGCGATACGTCTCCGCGATAATACCTGCTGCAAGAAGTTCGTCAATTCCTTGTTGAGTAAACGAAGGCTGCTCTGGTAGAAGTAAGTTAGCGGTTACCGCAAGGATTACACCTGTGCTGCCAGGAGGCTCAATTGCTGCTCCTGCAGAGTCCCACGCTACTGTTAAGCTAATAGGGTTAGATGCTACGCTAACTAACGCTGTAATCTCATAGCGAATTGCACCTGCGTTACTATCATAAAGATAAATGCGCTGACCGACAGCAACGTCTCCTGGGCCATACAGTCCAGAGTCATCGCTAAAGTTGCCAGATACGCTGTAGATACCTGCTGATACTGTAGATACTGATGTTACTGCAAAGCGACCGGATAGTGGTTTTGTCATCTACTATCCTTCCCTACGCAAAAGTAAATCTAATAGTTCGGTTAGCGG